CCTCTTCCCTGAAGAAGTCTTCTGGAAGTAATTTTCTCGGATGGTTTCCAATGAATTGCGATATTGGTCTGCATCTTCAAATCCGACTCCTTCCGACAATCCCTTCAGCTTCTCGACTTCAATATCAGTCAAGTCATCAGAAAGCTCGCCAAGAATCTCACCCTTCTGGAAGGATTTAATTCGACTTGCCATCCCAATGTTTGTTTCGAGAGTTTCGTTGAGTTCCTTCTCCAACTGGTCTACTCGGTCAGCAAGACTGTCTACCACATCAACCTTCTCTTCTGGAATGTCAATATAGTGGTCTTCAAAGAGTTGCTTGAGCCCACCAATGAATTCCTCGGTGACCTCTGCCTTGATGCCACGGTCGATTGCAAGTTCATTTTCCTTGATCCATTCTTCTACGACATACGAAAGATAATTGTCTACCTTTTCGGTGAGCGTAGAAAGAATTTCTCCCTTTGACTCGGACAATTTGGCAGCAAATGCCGCTTCCATTACATCAAGTTCGGAATTGATCTTTGCGACCACGGCAGCTTCAAAAACTGTTTGAACCTGTGTCTTAAATTCTTCGGAGAGTTCATTGTCTCCAAAAATTGCATTAAGGTCTTCTGAAATGTCAAGGTCTTCGCTCGTGAAAACCTTTCGTTCCATTGAAATTTCTTCTTCCTCGAAAATGTCATCGTCTTCGTCGGCCGACTCGCCGAGAAGGTCGTCCATGAGTCTGGCATAGGCACCGGCAAGTTTGTCGGCATCAGTGTCCTTCATGGTTTCAAAGACAGCCCGAATGATTTCTTGCTTGGTTTCGGGAATGACTTGTTCTTCTACATCATCATCCTCGTCCTCATCGTCATCAGCGGCAGCGGCAGCCTTCTTTGCAAAAGGATTCTTGCCCTTCTTCTTTTTGCCATTCTTCTTGCCCTTGGCAAAAGGATTCCCTCCATCATCTTCTTCTTCGTCATCACCCTGCTCAAAGACTTCCATCTCGGCAGGGTCTTCGCCTTCGCCCTTTGTCTCGGCTCCAGCCTTAATCTTCTTCTTGGTCAATTTCTTGCCCTTTGGAGTTGCAGCCTTGGTAACCTTGCCACTCTCAGGAGCAGACCCAGTTGCGCCAGATCCAGTCTTTTCTGGAGATTCGTCAGAAGCCTCTGCCAAGTCATTTTTGATTTCTTCTGCAATCTCATTTGCAATCTGGTCAATTTCGTCATCAACCCAGGATTCTTCTACGATGTTTTGTGCGGTTGCCATTATGTCCATCTCCTTAGAAAGAATGGAAAAGTTCCAAAGTTATTCTTAGTTATTTATAAATCCTACAATTTTGACAAGAAGGATTTAAAGATTTCTAACTTTGTTTCTTCCAATTCTTTTCGTTTTGATTCTTTAATCTGTTGTTTATATTGTTCCATTTCACGTTCCCTAATTATACCATTCTCCCAGACCCAATCCTTTCCCTCCATGATGCCTTCGACAAATGCATCTGGAGCAGAAGGGTCTGCAACAATATCTGCGGCAGTCGCAAGATAAAAATCATCCTGCACTACATTGGTTCCTCTTTGATTCTTGAGGGTTCCCATTCCGCGTGAAGAAACTCCCAGCTTGGCACCCTCGTCGATGAGATTCTTGACAATCTTGCCATACGGAGTGTCCATAATCTTTGCCTTGCCCACCCAATTGTTTCCGTCTTCCTTGAGTTCCTTTATCATATGAGAAACTCGTTCAAGGTTGACTACCGGACCATCGGGATGGCCAAGTTCTCCGAATGCCCTGTTCTGGTCAACATAGTTTCCAATGTACTTATAGACCTCTTTGTTCAGGACTTCCTTTGGATAGATGCGGCCATTACGATTCTTCTGTTCGGCCTGCATAAAAATGCCCTTGATGTAATGGCTCTTTTCACCCTTGGCATTTTCTTCTGTAAAAAAGTCTATATTTTCGTCTGCCATTATTTCGGTGATTAATTTCATGGGTTCTACTCTTCTTCTTCCTCTGAGGATTCTGGTTGAATGTCATTCAGCCATCTATTAGAAACTTCCATCTTCTTTGTCTTGAGAGCATCGGACACCTTTGCAAAAATAGAAGAATTAATCTTATCCTTTGCATCGGATGTGGCCCCGGTTACTATATCTTGGAGCGCAGAACGTATCGTGTTTTTTACTTCTGACGGCATTATATTATTCTCCTTATAATGTATTGTTATTTATATCAATCAACGTCTTCATTCAATGCATTGGCAGCGCGCAATGCCCCATTTTTCCTATTTATTGACTTTATTGTACTCAGCCGGGATGTTGCTGTTGGCGTAGACTCTTCTGCCTGTTGGTCTTTGCCATTCACTTGTTGTCGAGTTTCCCCTTGCCCCTCATCAGCATCATCAGGACCGGCAAAAATATCCACTCCCTCTTCTTCGCCGGCCGCCGCTTCTTTTTCGACTTCTTTGTCAATCTGACGAATTTCTTCTTCTGTCTGCATTAGAACATTCTTGCGGAGCCAATTTATTGAATAGTATTTACCCACATAGTCATCCATGTTCTGTGCAGTCTCTACCCTTTCTCGCATGATTTCAATCTGCTTGAGTTCTGCGAAATGCGAGTCTTGTCGGAAGTTGTATTCTACCAGTGTCTTGATAACATCCCAATCGTCCTTCGACAAGATTCCTTTGAGTTGTAGTTGTTTTCCGAGCAAATCATCAAACAACAAAGAGAATCTCATACGCAGTCGATTGACATACTTGCCAAACTTGACCTCATCTCGTGTGATTTCTGTTGCCCGGCCAAGAGAGAACGACCCCTCTGGTTCTAGCCTTGAGACAGGGACACCCAATGCCTTGTAGAGCTTCTTCTTGAAGTAGATGATGTCTTCAATTTCTCCAAGATTCGTACCACCGGGAAGTGTCGTAATTTCCGTACCTCGGCCGCCCTCGCGGCGGGGAAGCCAGAAGTCTTCAAGCATGGACATATGCTTGCGGTCGTCGCGCACCTCTCCGGTGGCAGAATCATATACCAACTTATTTTTGTATTGCGCCATGATGTTGCGAAGATACTGTTCTGCCTTGACCTTTGGGAGATTGCCAACATCAATATAGAAGATGCGCCGTTCGGGTGCCCTTGCAATGCGATAGATGACTGTTGCATCCTCTAGCATCTTGAGTTGATTCATGGGCTTGATTGCCTTGTGCAAATTTCCAAGAATCATTTTCCTTGTGGGGTCAAGAAGCCCGGAATGAATGTGAGAAATGCTGTCGTATGCAATCTTCAAGCCTTCCTGGGATGTTCGCGCACCACCATATGTTGCCGGGCTGGTAGGAACAATTCCTCCTGGGTAATATAGATAATACTCTGTCATATTCTGCGGAAGAGCAATAAGAGAATTGTTTTCGACACGCTTTCCCTTGACCTCCCGAACCTTCTTGATTTGTCGTGGGTCAACAGAACGAAGTTCTTGAATGCCATCCTTCGGGTTCTTGGAGTCTATCATGACATGATAATAGATACGACCATCCACAAACCATTTCTTGAAAATATCATAGGCATGTTCATTGAATGCGAGCAGCCTTAAAATTTCTTCAAATTCTTCAAGAATCTTGCCCTTGATGGAATCGGGAATATCAATATTACCCAGAGAGATGGCAACCGGAGACTTTCCGTCTTCGGTAATGACGGACTCGTTGATAATATCATCAACGGCAAGTTCGACTTCTGGGTTCAATGCCATTTCCCGATAACGGGTGATTAAGTCAATTTCACTCTTGACTGTGCCCTCAAGGTCAAGATATGTCCCATAGGCTTCGCCTGTCGGGAGTGACTCTACGGTAATTGCCGCATCTTCATTCTCAGGAAGAGAAAATGCCTGAAGACGTTCTTCGGGAACTTTCTCAGAGTCTCTGCCTATTGTAAAACCTAATAATTTAATTGCCATAAAATATAACCTCTCCAGCGGGGTGTATTAATAATAGTACCTATGTGTGTATATATGCTCCCCGCCGGATAGGTTTTTATTAACTCGTCTGCGCCTTGTCGTCTGCAACAGTCCAGTAATCATAGTTCCATGTGACTGCAAACTCTTCGAGGGAATCATTTGTTTCCCAGCCGAGTTCAATTGCAGGAACTGTGGCAGGCCAGGCATTGACCATAGTGATCTGTTTAAGAACTTCTCCTGCCTTGCCATAGTGCGTGACTGTCGCATCCACTTGGTAATCGCTGGTGGCAGACCCTCTGATATTTCCGACATGACTATTGATATAATTTGACCAATTGATAAATCCAGAATGAACGGCAAAATCTTCGTCGTTGATGACAGTCGTAGTCCATTCTTCAAATGTTCTATTTCCGGGCAGCTTGATGGTTCGTCAAAAATACGGTGCATCGACTACTCCCAGAGTTACCCCAGGAATGGCGGATGCCTTGCACATGAAGGTCATCTTCTGTCCTGCTTCTCCCGGATTTGCTCCACCGGGGAAAGGAACTGTGACTTCAAACAAATTAGGCCTTGCACCGCCTCCGACAAGTTGCGCTCTAAAATCATTTACTGAAAAAGGCATTATTTTACTCTCCTTAAATGGTATATGTCCTAATTATTTATATCCAAAACCTAGAATTTTCCAACAACTTCAGAGAAATCAACGCCTGTACTGACGGCAATGAAATTCAATTGAATGAAGTTAATTGAGCGGGCTGGCTTGATGTAAATGTCACCAATAAACTGATTGGTGTCTATGACCTGGCCAGTATTATTTGTTTCATCACACACAACCTTGAAGTCTGTGATGCCGCGCCTCCCTTGAATGTCGCGAAGGAATGGCTCTACCATGTTTCGGAATTGTGCCCGTGTAAACTCGTCGTTGAACTCAAAGAGCGAGAACTTGGCTGCCGTTGCAATTGCCTTTTCAAGCACGATGAACAATCGTCGCACGTTGATTCGATCAAATGCACTCGGTCGTGTCTGCTGTGTCTTGTCTCCGAACAGGATTGTTCCCTGTCCTGGGAAAGTCACAACAGGATTTATTTGCTTCATGTACAGAGAATCACGGGCTGCCTTCTGTGGATTGAATGCGAGCTTCACCACATTCTTGACCTGACCACGGTTGTATCCGGCAGGACTCCACCATGCATCTCGGTTGTTGTCCGTTCGGGCACAAAGACCAGCAATGTCTCCATTCAGAGGAACCCAACGATATTTGTCAGAATACTTGTCATACTGATACTTCCATCCACTATCCATGACTGCGTATGAAGTGTTCAGATTCGTACCTAAGCCTGCGACCCCTGTGTCACTTCGGAATTCTAAGACTTCATCCAATTTCGCGGAATCCAATCCAGTAGTTACACCGGCTTTGTCCGGCGAAAAGAACAGAACGGCGTCCTTCCGCTTTATGGCAACATTATCAGCAATATGCTTGATTACGGTGACCTTATCTGCGGGAACATCACAATTTCCGCCCTCTCCTGCAATGAGTAGAGAGACATCCACTTGGTCTGCATCTGCAAAGAGATTCCATCCTCGGATATAATCATCGGCACCATAGCCGCCTGAGCCAGACGAACCGCTGACTCCACCAGATAATGCCGAGACACCGAACCCGTTCCCAGTTCCAGCATCGGAAAATCCAAAGTTAGTGTCCGTAGACTGTGCGCCAGTCGGGCCGGCACCATCGAGAATCGAAAGGTCTGCACCTACCCGAATATACTGAGATTGATTATTAATAACATCAATATAGTAATTGACATCTCCGGCATCAGAAAGTGCATCTTCTGCCTTTGATAGATAACTGTAATATTCCAGGACTGCGCTTGGCGATCCTGAAATTGTTCCAAGACCATCGTCCTTGACAACAACATGAATTTCATCATTGGCACCACCTCGGGCGAGAACATATGGAGAAGTTCCGGGAGGCCCAGAAAAGAGCGAGCTTGACGAGAATGCCAAGAATCCATTTGCGGCTCCGATGTCGTCTCCGCCATCGCACCATTCGACCGTCAATGAATTGCCTAGTTCGCCGGGATACTTGGCATAGAATGTGTTTGCTTTGGTGAGACTGGTAAAATCGTCCCATACCTCATCGTTATTAATTT